AATGGTTTATTTATTAGGTTGCTCATTGTTTATAACGTTTAAAATTTGTAATTCCTCGCGGTACACTTGTGGAACGTCTAGCCATGCGTTCACATTCTTACAAGCATTTATTACCGTTGAATGATCGCGGTTAAATAATGCCCCTATTTGGTTGGTGTTCATGTTCTTTGTGTACCGTAGGTAATAAAACAAGGCGTGGCGCACGTTAACTATATTTCGGTCACGTATGGGGCTTTTTAATTCTTGCTCACTTACGCCGTATGCGTCCATTATTCGGTCGTAGATATCCGCGCACTTTTCAATACTACCACCTTTTAATTGGTGTATTTCCTGGCGCATCTTATGAATTAGTAACTTGTATTCGCGTAATTCCTTGCGTCGTGCCTTTAGTAAATTATCGTGCGCTTTTTGTAACCTGGTTAACTTGGTTTTAGCCGCTATGTATTCGGGGTAATAGTCTTTATTCATAGTAGTTTTAATTGTTTCTGATGGTCTGTTAATCTATTTATGGCTGCGTTATAATAATCGGTGTCAAGTTCACAAGCCGTTAAATCAAATCCTAAATCGTGACACGCTATTGCGATTGAACCACTGCCCAAATGAGTATCAAGTATTTTATCGCCTTCGTTTGCGTAATTTTTTAAAAGCCATTTGTAAAGTGATACGGGCTTTTGAGTTGGGTGTATACGTTGCTCTTTATTTTTCATATTTTGTTGAAGCATTCCAGCCCATTTCCATTTCAACATTCTTACGGCAGTTTTAAATGATGTCCAAGCAAGTTCACAATCCGCAAAGTCTGTTTCACCATTGTCTTTATCCCAAACAATCCAACAAGAGGAATCAAAAGGAATACGGCTAATAAAATGATTAGCCCCCCAAATAATTTGATTTTTACTTACTCTTATTAACTCCTCAAAATAATCATTATTTGGTGCGTATTTATCCCAATCTGTTTTCTTATATTCAATTTTTTTTGCAACCCCTCCGCCTTTACCTTGTGATTGATTTGTTACATCTATTCCGTAAGGTGGGTCTACAATAGCAAGGTCAAAGTATTTATCTGGATACCTTGCCATTAGTTCCATATTATCTTCATTTGTTATCATTTTCTAAAATTTGTGCCATCTGTGCGGCGTTGTAAATAATTTGTTCGTCCAACTCGTTGCGTTTTTGTTTATGTCCGCGTTCGCGTTTCATTTTATAATAAAAACGAGCTTGGTTATCGTTTATAAACTCCACCAATTCTTTGGTTCGATTTTGGTCTACTTGGGGTTTAGGGTCTAATTCGTCCCATGCGTTCGCTAGTATGCTTGGGAATACGACCGCATTTTTTTCTTTAACGTTTTGCCAATTGCTTTTTGCTAAATCGTATTTGCTCATTTTCGGGGTTTCGTCTTTGGGTGCCTCTATTTGCATATACTCGCGCGGCTTCTTTTGTATGCGGTGCCTATTGTCTTTAATGTAGGCGTTTAAAATGTTGCTGACGAATCGGACGTTTAAAACTTGCGGGGCTTTGTCTTCGTATTGCCCCATGAGATAAGTAGTAAAGGCATGGTCCAATATTTCTACGGGCCACCTTCCAAATCCTAATTGGATAAACGCGACAAATTCTTTCCCATTTTGCGGGGGCCTAATACCTCCTAGGTTACATAAACGCCGTAAATGCGTAATAATTTCCTCGGGTTGTGCTTGTTCAATGTACATAGTGCAATTTTATAATTTCATTTTGTAATTTCAAAATAATTTACCTTGTGTTGTTGGTTGATAACTAGCATCATACCGCTTATTTTCTCCCTTTGGGTATGGTTGTATCTCGTAGGGCAATATCTTTAACATATTTTTTTTTGTTCTTTTGCCCCCTATAAAATAAAAATATCTGTGTTTTCTTGGTCGCTCTTTCATATACAATTTATTGCCAAATTTATTTTTTAACCATTGTACTCTATTTTTTTGGCCTCTAGACATATCGAAAACACTAGCCCCATGTAGATGCTCCATACCTTGTACCATATAATCCATAAACTTTGCAGATAGGCCCGTATATACAAAATTCGTGGCTTGATATATAAATCCGTGGTGGTTATGTGAAGTATCCGCGTATGAAATAACTACGCATGGATTCGGCAATTTTTTTAAAGTACTTGAAACAAAATACGATAATGTATTTTTTGGCATATTTTCATTTATAACAAGTCGGTTTAATTCGTACAATTTATAATCTGTAAATATAGATCTTAAAGGATGGCTTACAGGTGTCCCATAACTACATATACCTACTAGTATTTCCTTATCATACAATCCAAAACAAAAATCTATTGGAGGTATTCTTTTAGCATAATGCTTTTTCAAAAACCACTCCTTACAATCTTGATAGTCTATTGATCTAATTTCGTAATTCATCGCATCCAATTATCGATTTCATCTTGAGTATCAACATACGGCATTTTTTCATCCTCGTAGCGTCTTTGGTTTAAATACGTCGTGAAATTGGGCAAATAATCCGTTTTCGCGGCCGCTACGTGATTTTTAAGATATTTTGGTAGGTGAACACGTATTAACTCTAGTTCTTCGCTTGTAAGCCGTTTAAATTTGTTTTTAGCATCTTTCTTGCTTCCAGGTTGTCGCGTACTCACCGTGGCATATGCTTTCCAAACCTCATTAAAAATACCTTCCCGTTCTTCCCCCTTTGTAGGGCTTATTACTTTATTATTTAATTCTTTTGTTTGATTATTACTTTGTTCATTTATTACTTTATATACTGACGGGTTTTCGGACTGTCCAGGATTCGGTAAGTCCGAGGATTGGTTAGTCCGATTTTCGGATAGTACGGGTTCCTCATAAACCACATGGTTCCACCCATTGGCTAAATTGGTTTCGTTGTCAATCATTCTAACGCTTACAATGTACCCCTTTTCAACTAACCCTTTCCAATGGCGGTTAAATTGTTCGCGGCCCATGTTCATGTCCTTGTAAATAATACTCTTATAAACCACCCAATCTTCGGGTAATGAAAGTAAATGCACCAAGATCGATTTTTCTTGTGGTGTTAATGTGCTACTTTGTAAAATTTCGTTGCTTATTGCCGTGTATTTGCTTTTGCCATTCTTACGGCTTCTTAAGATTTGCCCAGTGTTTTGCATAAATATAAAAACCCGCACGGCGAGGAAACGGGCAGGAATCCAAGCGGTACGGGTTTATACTCAAATAAAATTACACTCACGCGATCTGCCCATCGCATATTCAAATATACCCTAATTAACTTTATATCCCAAATCTTCCTTAACCTTTTCTTGGTTAGCCATTCGGGCTTTGTATTTCTCCCCTCGTAATTGCGGTTCCCTCATTTGTAACAACCTACGTGCGCGGGTAATCGTTTGCGCGTCGGTCAATCCATCTCCCGCATAAATAGCCAAAAAGTCCTTGGTGCTTAATTTAAGCCAATCAATATCGGCCATTTGTAATTCCCAATACCAATAAATCGCGGTTAGTTTCTTGTCGTTATCCCGAGTAATAGGCGTATCGGTTAAAATACGCCTAACTTCGTCTTGTATCTTTTTCATTAAAACGGCAATTGGTCTTTGACTTCTTGAATACGCGCGTCGTATAACTTACTCATACTATCCTCGCCAGTGTTCACGTAATGCTCTAAAAACGTGGCTATCTTGGTTAGGTCGTGTAATTGAACGTCGCCATTTATTACTAGGTCCCCCGCTACCTTTAGCACCGACATACGGGCTATTTTCTTATCGGTTTCGGGGTCTTTCTTATAACCACCACCAAACGATTGTTGTTGTTGTACTGGCTTGATCGTGTAAAACGTGTTGCCGTTGTACTCCCTTGAGGTAATAGAATATTCTACTTCTTGACCTTGTACGAATTTGTTTTGGTCTTGGGTCTTTGAGTTGTACTCGCCTACGTCCCCGTTTTCAAATGATACTTCAAACTTGTACATAGTTCCGTACTTGGAATCCCATGTACCATTTGCGGTTACGCCGTTAACTTTTGATTTCTTTTCCATGTTAGATTTGTTTGTATTTTGTGATTTGTTTTAGTCAATATCTCGATTTGCTTTTCCATCGAGAGTTGGTTATGCTTAAATTTAAACTTCCACGAGGTCACCGTGTAGTAATTCTCCCCCGTGATTTCGCTTAATTCTCGGTTAGTGTGTTCCGTGAATAATTCCCGTAATGCTTCTTGCGTGTTCATATTGCAAATATACGTTTTATTGCTCGAAACGCCACTTATAATAATTAGATTGATACACATTTGTTGCGTTATCGTACTGGCCTTCTGCGTATGCTTGATTAATTACGTTTTGCTCATACTCCACAAGGCTATCCAACGCCTCGTTAAGTTCATGTAAGGTTATATCTTGGACCTTATAGGCCGTAATATACTCTTGTGCTAATTGGAATGGTGATTTACTCATATTCGTTAAGTTTTAGTTTTCCTTTGTACATTCGGTTGCGTTTGCTTGGGTACTTGCGACGCGTCCAATAAAACTGTTCACGCTCGTACTCGGCTTCCTTTTCCCAATTGCGGTATTTAAAACCCGCGTAAATAATTCCAAAAACTCCCGCCGCGCACGTAATGCATCCAACGGTAAAAATTGCGTAGTAAATAGGTAGCATGATTATTTATATTTATCTATATCTTGAATTTGTTTAATGTCAAATGGCCTAATATGGTTGTATTGGATTAGGTCGCAAATACAATCCTGGAATAATTGCGGTTCCATTTCTTTTAAGGCCCGTAAATTTACCCGTTGAATACTTGAATTGTCTTCATCGGCATGAATGTAAATCCACTTTTGTAATTGATAGTTAAACTCTTGCGCTAACATAATACTAATGTCGCGCGATTCGTAAAACCCTACAAAGGGCCACGATGCGATCCGTGTGTGAACACTTAAAATATCTATTTCCATGACACAATACTAATACATTATTTTGAATTTGCAAAACACAATACATAAATATTTTCAATATGTGGTATTTGGTTGGGTTGTTTTAAAGCGTTTTAAGGGCTTCGATTAGTTCGGGTTGGGGGAATACATCGAATTTGTCAGCGCGTACGCTACAATGCGTAAAAACGCCATTCTCACCCTTTAATGCACGGGGTGTTACGTCCCATATATCCGAATTATACGTTATATCTATTCCGTAACGTTCATTCCATAGTTTTAAAAGGTCGCAAACGCTTTGTATTTGGGCTTCGGTGTATGAATGGTAATGCTTAAAACCTCGGTGGGCTTTCTTTAATGTGGTTACTTCCTCAACCTCACCGCCTACGTAGTTATAAAATTTGTCCTTTTTCTTGGTCAATTGCCCCCACGCGATTAACTCAATACCTATACTCACTTTATCCAGGTTCCTATACGTCAACCCCTCGGCTTTAAAATGGCGGTTTGCAAGGCCTAAATGGTATGCCCAATACTTTGAACTGAACCCTTGTTTAATGGTCCCGTCGCGATCGATAATAACGCAAGTAGCAACACGCGGTTTATCACTTCCCCACCATCTATAAACGTCTTGGCCTTGGCCCGTTCCCGCAGTGTGGTGTAAATACACTTGGGATTTGGGGGATACCTGGCGGTAATAATCCTTAAATGCTACTTGTTTAATATTCATTTCTTCTTTACAAAGGTGTTATAATGAAACATCGATGCCCAAGTCCATAACGAGGCGTATCCAATATTTATAAGTATTTCGGGGATCGGTGGGTATTGAGCCGAAAGAACGTTATACAACGCCCCTAATGCTGGGATAGACAAGCCCACGCGTAACATGGCTTGTTCGATTAAGTTTAGTTTAGCCAATGCCTTAACATCACGCCCAAATACGAAGATGTAAAACAACGTCGCATTTACACATATTAAAAGGTTGGCAAGTTCGTTAATTATCTGCATCGATTTTTTCTTTAAAGAAACGTTTTGCTACCGCCTCAACTCCTTTTAAACCAAGAAAGCCAAGAATAAAAGCAACACCATTTTGGTAGTTAGTTTCGGATATACTTAAAGCCGAACATACAACGGGGGTAATGTAGTTAGCACTTGCAACGCCCGTAATTATTGCAAAGAATGTTTGCTTAATGTTTTGGGCCGAACCCTTACCGAGCAATAACAACGAGCCAAAAAGCCCCGCTATTGATTGCATTATATTGATTCCGATTTCGTCTAAAAATGTTTTCATATTATATAAATGGGTCTGGTGTTGGTGGTGGTACGTATTCGCCTTGTGGACATTCAAGAACCCAAGCGTATTGAGATGCTTCCACTAAAGGTATTTGTTGCTCATTAACAAAGTTAAACCATACATTATTTATGTCTTGAACGCAATTAAATCTTTGAAAAGGGGCAAATTCTTGACCTTGTATTGCGTCCTTTTCTGCTTCTGTTAAAATGTATCCTATCATACTTCTCTACTTAATCTTGTATTGAACGCTTGTACTGCATCATAGAAATCAGATGCTTCGGAATCTGTTAATCCGTCACCTATTGAAGCGAATGCATACTCACGGTCGGTTGGAAAGTCATCATCATCCCAAGAGCCTAATCTTAAATCTTTATTATCTAATGGAGCAGTTGATGAATTAGTAGTATCTTCTAAAGTATCATTCAAATACAATTTTTGTTGACTTGACGAAAGTCTTGAACCTAATGCAAATTTGTTCGAAGCATACGCACCCAACGATGCATAACTACTACTATTTATCCGATAATACAAACTCCCTCCATAAAATTGAATAGTCAACTTATCCGTACCAATATCAACTCCATTTTGGTCATTATCCGTTCTTGAATAAAAAGATATATGCACATCATTTAGAGATAAATCTATTGACGGATTTATGGTTGTATTGAATGATGTATTCGTGCCATTGCCCGTAACTCCCGTACTTGCAAAAGTCCATGCACCAATAAATGTACCCGTAAAACTTGAACTCTTTAAGTTCTGAGCACACGCTGATGCACTTGCTCCAACCATAGGATAAATCGCTTTCATAGATGACCAGATGCCATAGTCTTTCATATCAAGCACTAACCGATTGACTGCTACTTGTTCAGTTGCTGAAAGTGTTCCTCCCGCAGTATCTACTCGGTCAAAGAATGCTTGTGCGTCCGCATCAATCGCTACGCCACCTTGAGAAAATATACCTATTGTCGCTCTTATCATGCTAAATCACCAATAACATACCATGTATCAGTCGCTATCTTTATACAAGTAGCCGCACCATATTGACCGCCTATTCCTAACGCTGAATCTTTAGATAACAAAGTAACTCCCGAACCTGCCGCAATAGTGGTTGTTCCTGCCCCTTTTTGTACTACAATTATTTGTGTTCCCGTACTAAATGCCACGCTTGAATTAGGCGGAACAGTCAAAGTGTTAGCAGCCGCATTGTTCATCTCGACTAATTTGTCAGCATCCCCCAAAAGCAATGTGTAAGTCGTTCCCGTTTGAGCATTTAAACTGATTAATTTTGGAGTCTTTGAATCTACTTGCGTTTGCACTGCACTCGTCACCCCATCGAGATACCCTAATTCGGTAGATGTAACATCGCTTACTGCAACCTTTCCGCTGCCGTCAGAAACCAACGCCCGTGAAGCAGTAAGGTCTGCATCGTCTATCGTTGTAGCCGCACCCGTGATAGTCGCTTGTTTGCCGTTTAATTGGGTTTGTGCGTCACTTGTTAAACCACCGATATATTGAAACTCCGTATTTGTTACGCTTCCGTCTGCTATTTTCGTAGCGTCTATTGCACTTGGTAAATCCGTAGCCGCAAGATCGGCCCCCGCAGTTACTAAACCTTTAGAATCGTAAGTTATTTTAGTTTTGGTCGCTCCAGTGATTGCCGCGTTTTCGTCTACTTTGGCATCTAAGGCAGTTTGTAAATCGGTTTGGCTTGATAGTGTACCCGTTATTGAACCCCAAGCCGCACTTGCCGATATGCTAATATCACCGCTTCCAAGTAACGACGTAGAGTTAACGGTTTTTATATTTGTCCCGCTTACTAATGTGGCTTGTTTTGCGTCTAATGCGTTTTGTAGGTCCGTTTGATTGCTTAACGTACCCCCAATGTCGCCCCAATCCGTAGAACCTCCCGAAATAGTAATATCCCCACTTCCTAAAATAGAGGTGGAATTAATTGTTTTTATGTTGGTGCCACTTACTAAAGTTTCTTGAACTGTAACGGCCCCCGTACTACCATTAACGCTTTGCACTGGGCTTTGCGCTTTTACCTGGCTTATGGTTATCTTTTTCGTTTCGTCCGCGTCAACGTCCACAATCGGCAATACGTCCGTATCTACAATGGTGGTTATGGCGGTTAAATCGGTTATTTTCTTATCGGGCATATTTAATTAACGTTTTAACTTTCACTTGTTCGTATAATCGGGCCTATTCCTTGCGCCCATAAACTACCATCGCAACATTTTACGGAGTATGTATTTTTATCCTTACACAAGCATCCACGCTTTGAACCCTTGGGTGCGCTTCTCGATGGTGTCTTTATTTTTTTATTATCCATATTACTAAAATTAAACCCGCAACAATCCAACCCCAATAACTCGGTTTTGCCTCAACTACGGGCGTTACCACTTTTTGCGTGATTCGTACCGTGTCCCCTTTAAGTGTCTGTACAACCCTAAAAGTATCGAAATAGCGATATACCACAGTGCTAACGTGTTCATTTTCGATTTTTATGGTATCTATTGCCTTGGTTACTAAAGTGTCCGTATATCGCACCGAATCGCGAACTATTAAGGTATCCTTTTCGACTATAATTTTTTCGGTTATAATATTAGGGTTCTTTTTTAATGCTTGTTTTACGTGCCATTGTGCCGAGCATGAAGAAAAAAAAGCCGCTATAAATATAACTTTGGCTATCCCCTTAAATAACGGGTTGGCCTTGGGTTGCTTTTT